CGCCCTGTTAATTCAGGGGGGGCGATCACGACGGCGGTGCTCAAGGAACAAATCGGGGCTGTTCTCGACGTCATTATGGCGGCGGGGCAACTCGATAAGATCTTGAACCAGGAGATTTGATTCTCCCTGCTTCGGTCTAACTGGGACGGCCGCCTAATCAGCGGACATACCAATACAACCGAAGCTGCTTCCTTCCACAACCAGACGATCTGGGTTGAGTGGCTAGATGGCTAGGAGGTATACCCTATATGGGACACCATAATAGCCTAGGTCCGGATAGGTTTTCCTATCTTGACCTTTTCTTGACTAGCTACTCAGAAGTGGCTAGTGCATCTGCTCTCACCAAAGTTGAAGTTGAACGCGACGTCGCAACAGTGCGGCGCCGCTTTTCAGCTGAGGGAATGTCCTTCTTTACGAAGACACTCCCTCGCCTTGGAAAAGCCGTTGACATGGCTTTATCTCAAGGTGCCGGCCTTCAATGCTCGGGATTCTCACGAATTCCAGGCACACAGCTCCCCAAATTCCTTGGGTGGCTGGTAAGGCAGGTGTTCAACGATGATGGGACCGAACGTTGTGAAACGTCCGAACCCTATACGCTGAGTAAGCGTATAGTAGCACTAGGTCAGTTGCGTCAACTCTGTTACTTGTTTTACAAGTTGGAGTTGCCATATACTGAGGACCAGGAGCAAACTGTTATCAAACAGTTTGTTACAACTGATAGATATACCAGCGATGGTCTCTATCAGTCGTGTGAGGTCTGGAATGACGCTGTGTATCTGATTCATCAGGTACTCGGCGACGAACCCGATCTCGGTGCATTAGCACCTCGTCACGGGCCTGGCGCTGTCGCAACAGGTGAAAAGCCTCACGAAAAGATCTACTTCCGTAGATACTATCGTGCGTTAGATGAGGTATTCTCTTATGAGAGATACTTCTTCTACAATGCAAATCACTTTAGCGACTCGCTTAGCCAATTCCACTCTTGGGAAACTTTGGAGGCGGGTACAGCGAAAGTTGTACTCGTACCAAAGGACTCACGTGGCCCTCGGTTAATATCTTGTGAACCCCTAGAGTATCAGTGGATTCAGCAAGGCTTAATGGACCTTCTTAATAAGAAGGTCCAAGAACATCCGCTTACACGCGGTCGCATTGGGTTTCGCGACCAAAGTGTAAATCGGCGTCTTGCCTTGATTGGATCCGTTGATGGCTCCTGGGTAACACTTGATATGAAGGAAGCGAGTGACCGTGTTATGCTTCGCCACGTCGAAGCCTCTTTTCCACATATGTGGTTTAAGGCTCTTCGTGCGTCGCGTACCACGGCGACCCTCCTTCCGGATGGAACCGTATTCCCTTTGAGGAAATTCGCTCCGATGGGTTCAGCAGTATGCTTTCCCGTCGAAGCGCTCCTCTTTTGGGCTCTTACGGCCGCAGCTATCAAGAATGCTAACACAGGTTACTGCAGCCTTGAACAAGCTGCACGATCTGTCTACGTATTCGGTGACGACCTCATAGTCAGGCACAAAGACCACGTGCCTGTTCTACGGACGCTCCCCCGCTATGGACTTCAGTTCAATGCGGGGAAGTGCTGCATCGCAGGAAACTTTCGAGAATCCTGCGGGTGCGACGCCTATCATGGCGTCGATGTCACACCGCTCAAGATAAAGAGCGTGTGGGATCGTCACTTAACCAACACGAGCCATGCTTCATGGGTCGAGTATCATAACTCGCTCATAAGGCGTGGCTATTTCGCTACTGCTGACTATCTTGCGGATTGTATCCAGCAAGCCCGCCCCACGCCTTATGCAAATAAGGAAGGGAGCGAGTGTCCAGCATTAGTCGATCCGCGGAAAAACGCCGCACACGAGAACAAATTCATGGGCATGAGGACGAGGTTTAATACTCGTCTCCATTACTATGAGGTTTGGTCGTGGGTGGCCGTTCCCGTCCGTTATAGGACCGGAACCTCGGGTTGGGAAGAGATGCTACGAGTAGCATCGTATCGCCGTGAAAACGACGATTCTTCCTCAGCTCCGCCAGCCGACCTGGATCTTATCGATCCAGATCGACTGATGGTTTCGCCGGGTTGGTATCACGCGCGTCGTCGTGTAACCAAAAAACGACGCTGGGCTAGAG